CGCTGCTATGATTGAAGCACTCATGACTAACCATGGTATAACTTGAATCCATCCTATAATCCACTGTAAGAATTCTAACATCCTTATCTCCTGACCCTCTTACGAGGCTACCCCTATTTATTAGAGATTTTCTTTTTTAACTCTCGAATTTCTTCTTCGAGTTCAATACACCATTCTTCAAGGTCTTCAAATCTGCCTTGAACAACAGGGTTCTTATCAAAGAATTTAGAAGCCTTCATCATTATCCTATATTCTTTGATAAGAGTTATCCAGTTTAAAAACCTATCTAACATTTAATTAAATGGGCTAATTGTAACTTCTCTATAATATACTACTACATCTTTTAACTCAGTAATATATCTTTCTAATTCTTTCATGTTCATTGACATAAGTTCGTAATCTGGCACTGTCATTGCTAAGAATACTAACTCTCCTTCTTGTTCTTTAATTCTTTCTAATTGGTACTCCCAATTATCTGGGTTTACAACTATCCATTGAGGACTAGTTAAGTCAATCTCACGAGGCATAATGGGTTGAACAATAGTTCTTTCCATTGGTTTTGCTGTTATTTCTAGTTGTTTAGTTCCCAGTAGGCTGCAACTGGAGACCATCATCAAGATCGTCAACGGTAGCACTAAGTTTTTCAATTGATTCGAATGCATGTTTTGTTCCATTATTTATTTTCCTTTCCATTTCTACTGCGTCTTCCAGTATTTTTGCTGTTAATTTATATTCTTTAATGAAGCTACTATACCTCACTAACTCTCTTTGTATAGCCTGACTGTTTAGTGTCATGCTTTGAAGTTGCTGTGTCTGTAAACTAAAGTCAGCTTGCATTGTAGCGATAGCCTCCTCTTGAGTAGCTACTGCGCCCTCTAATTTTAAATTGTTTGCTTTAAGTGTTTCGTTTTCTGTGTACAGCCAATAGCTAGTCCCACCTAATACTAAACAAAAAGCTAATAACATTTGATTCATACTATATGTTCCTCTCTTAATTTCTTAGCAGTTCTTTTTATACCTGCTTCACTTTCGTATTCGTTTGTAATTCCTTTTGTGCCTTCCGTACCTGTAGCTATTAATACTAACAATGCCGATACTAGGCATAATGCTATGAATAATTCCATTACATTTCCTCTATTTTGTAGTTAAGACCTTCTGCGCCTTGTATTTCTACTATTTCGCCACTCTCAGTTCTGAACTTTAAGTGTTTGTCTGTTTTTTTAATGAACTTTCTTACTATAAACTTTTGGTCATCTGAGTCGCCCCACACTTGATTGTAACTCACATCTAGTCTGTGAAGCGTAATAAACAGAGCTTTGAAAGCAATCCATAATTTCTTCGTTGTTTTTAAAAATTTTTTCATCTGTTTTCTTTCCTTCGGATTTTATCCGTGCTTCTAACTGTTGCAGTCTTTGCCAGTTAAGTAATTCTATTCGTTGAGTTTCTAGGTATTGTTCATGGTAATCTTTATGATTATGGTAATGTAGACTAGTCGAAAAGGTTAGCGTTGCTAATAAAAGCAACACTAATCTTTGATTAATCATGTACTTGTTGATGTTGATGTCGAGGAAGAACTATTAGTATTTGTACTAGTAGTTGTAGCTGTGACTGTAGTAGTCGCAGTCGTAGTTTCTAACTCAGCAATTATATCAGCTACTGTAGTAGCAGTCGTAGTTCCTGAAGTTGTTCCTGTATTCGTTCCTGTGCTAGTATTTGTACTAGTAGTTTCTGTAGCCGAAGTAGTATTAGTATTTGTACTTGTTACTAAAGGGGCTAACACTTCTGCTAACACTTCAGCCGTCGCTGTAACTGTTGTTATATCTACTGCTACTTCTTGTACTGGTACTATTGCTGGTACTTCTTCTTTTGCATCTTTGGGTTGTTCGTTATATCCCCAAATCAACAGCATTAATAATAATATATCCATTATTTCTCCTGTATTTCTTCTTTTTTCATTTGTTCTTGGACTAATTGTACATATTCTTGTACATATTCCTCGAAAGTCATTCCTCTTTCAGTCGCGTGAGCCATAGCCATTGCTAGTTTCTCTCCGCTAAGTGTTATCTTAGGCATGAGACCAGTCTTTAGCTTCAAATAGTAACGCTTCTGCTTCCCTTCTACGAATCAATCCATCTAACACTTTTCCGTTGGCTTTGTTCCAACGCTTAATTTGAGCAGGCACGTCATCGTACTCGCCTTTATTTAAGACTGTTAACATAGTTGAACTTCGTAAATTGGTTGGACCGAGGTTGTAAGTCCATGATACTAGTGCATCAAACATGCACTGGTCTATTGATATAGTAACGGCGTCTAGTACTGCTTTTTCATACTCTACTAACTCCTCTACTAACATTGATTCGGCTTCGCTTTGTGTAATTTTCATACTCTCTGTTACGCCTTTGGTGTGTCCATATCCGATTGTAAGAACTCCAGCAGCACATTTGTACGCTTCTAGTTCACAACCTTCGAACTTTTTAATAAGGGCTAAACCCTCTTGTGATATCTTCATAATGTAAAACTTTCTCCACAGCCACATCTGGCTACTTCATTTGGACTTCGAATCTCAAACCATTGGCTCAAGCCTTCTTCTTTCCATTCTATTGTAAGTGAATCCACATAACTGAATGTCATGGGGTCAACCGCAACGATTTCATAAAAAACCGCATCACCTGAAACATTTGGTTCTTCCAAATAACTCAGGTCATACGAATATCCATTGCATCCATTGGGTTTTAGGGATAATCTTATCCCCCAGACTTGCTTATCAGCAATTCTTTCTTTTAATTTGGCTAAGGCTTCGTCTGTAATTTCTATCATATTTGTACTCATTGCGGAGCGTACCGATTAAGGTACGCCACGACTTAGGTCTTTTGACAGTATGCTAAAACAATTGTCCAGTGCTAGCCACTACGGCTATCCCGAACAGCATTATCAAGGAAAACATTGTAAATGATTCCTCGAAGTCGTCATACTTTAACATACTTTGTCTAACAAAATTAAGTGCTTTTCTCACTATTAATCTCCAATACTTTACGATTGGAATTTGGAGTCTTAGACAAAGCGATTGTCAATAGTCCGTCTGCTAACAGAACAGAGTCAACTTTCAAATCGGCGTTCAATCTGAACTTCCGTTCGAAAGATTTGAGACTTAGACCTTGGTGAGAGAATCTTTCATCCTCACCGAGTTTTCGTTCTTTTTTCCCCTTCAAGAGCAGTTCATTATCTTCATGAACCAACTCTATTTCGTTTTTCGACCAACCTGGCAGTGCAACTTCCAAACGGAATGTTCCATTTGCCACATTTTCGACTATATTATATCTTGGGTAAGATGTTTCCGTGTTGTGTAACAACATATCATTATTCATACCTAACCAAAATTTCGATATATCAATCGTCATATTATTTCTCCTAATTTCCTTTACAGTAAAACTATGCCCACCCTTGCGGTGTGGACGCTAATGTGCAAGAACCTTTTCTTACACTTATATGTATTATACTAAAAAGTCAACCAAAAGTCAACAACTATTTTTTAGTTAGTCCTCGAAGTCTATCTTACCCTGCTCCTTCATATAGTCAAGCGTGCTACTTATCCCTTCCTTTTTACCCCACATATATGCCAAGTGTACACTTGCCACCAATACGATTAGGTATGCTATATCAATGTCCATAATTTTTCTCCATAACATATATTATATCTAAAGTATAAGCATAAGTCAAGTTCTTTTTTATGGATTCTCAAAAATAGTTCTTGACACATGGTTTTGAATTTGATATAATAACAGTATGAAGTTATATAAGAAAGGTACTTGGACATACAAAGAAAGAGAAGTCCTTAAAAGCTTATACAACACCATGCCCCTAACCGAGTTATCCAGTAGACTCATGAGAACAACCTCTGGCATAACATCACAAGTAAACTATCTTCGTAAAAGAGGATGGGCGTTTCACAGGAGAAAAGATGGATAACATTATAGAATTCCCACGAATGAAAAAAGCTGACGACTTGAGCGAGAAGCTCATTTCTGCACTGGTTAAAGAAGCTAACAAACAAGGACTTGATACACTCAATGCAGATTTCGTTTACGATATGGCATGGGTATCAAAGTTTATAAAAGCTACTGTAGATAATCAATGTAATATTGCCAATGACCTGTATCGCCTCACACGAGCCCAAGGATTAAATGAGAATTGATTGCAAAACAGTCCCTATAGAAAAAGCTATAAGGATACTAAGAAGAAGACTTGACCGCGATGGTCGAAAAGAAAGACAAGTAGAACTACAATTCTACGAGAAACCCACTGCTAAAAAGAAGCGAATGAAAGCAGCAGCAAAGAAAAGACAACAAAAAATAACAGCAGACTACGACAAATTTACTAAACGAAAACCACGACACTCTCGATAGAGACTTCCGTCATGAAACACCTCAAACCCTTTTTTAAAATTCATGTTAAAGAGAAGTCACTTAGGTTTCTCGACTTTTGTAGCAAAGTTGTCTTTGGAATATGTATCTACTTCTTACTGGTACTTAATTCTTTGAGTGAATTTTTAGAACAGACAGAATTTAAAAGACTCTCGTATTCTCTTTATGAAAAATCGAAACGAATTAAATCTTTTTTCCTGAGAGCAAAACAAGAACAATATATTTTCTACACAAAAGTTCTTAAAGTTGTCAAGAAAAACATACCCCTCTGAAAAATAGTATTTGCAATTTTGGATAACTCATGGTAAAATATTATTATCTAATTCAAGATAGATACTACGACAAACAACAACTTATCACTATCGCCTACTAGAGCATTATCGAATGAAAAACATTAACTTATGCTCGTCGCGTAAGCGTAAGAGCATACCTTGTTATTTAGACGATTTATGCGATAGGTTATGATTTATCTTGTCAATTATATCAATCCCAAGAAAAGCCAACTAAAACTAATACGGCTTTTCACCAATCCCAAACTTTCAAACGACTTAACTACAATTGCGCCTAAGCGAAAATTTATTTTAACCTATAATTTACTAACTACTATAAGTAAATAACTTATATACTTTAAGTACTTATATATAATTATAAGCATAAGTTACAACTTTATGAAAATTATCCCTAGTATGTTATACACCCGCCGCAGGCTTGTCTCTTTTGTTTAAATTTAATAGCGTTACAGTGTGAACACACCCGCTATGGTTTGCCAAAATGGAGCAAGATGAGAGAATCGAACTCTCCTCTACTGGTTGGAAGCCAGTCATAATATCCAATATACTAATCTTGCTAATGGCGATTCAGAAGGGACTCGAACCCTCAACTTCTGCCGTGACAGGGCAGTGCTCTAACCAATTGAACTACTGAACCTTTTCTCTAGTTTTGTTGAACCATCCGTAAGTTTCTTACTTCTGTTGTGAATGTAATATTTTCATCCTTTAAAGTAATCCCTAGCTGATTATTCAACTGTGCAATAGGTTGAGGACTAGATATAACCTCAAAATATTCTCCATGCTCTACTATAATTTTTCTCAACTTGTCATTGTTAGGAAATACTTTAGCGTATCGTTTATCTCTTATTCCCATTATTCACCTCTCCATATTAATTGAAGTCCGTCAGTGCCTTCTTCTCCTCTAGCTTCTAATTCCCTTAGCATTGATACTAAGTTGCTCAAATCAGCTTTAGGACTTTTCTCTAATCCAGCTATGGAACTAGCAGACATATCTAAGATACCTGCAATCTCCTCTACCAACTCTTTCTTAGTGACTGGGTCTTCACCAGCTTTTGTTTTGTATACTGTTTTCTTGTATACACCTTCTCGAGACAGCTTACCAATTATAGATTTTGCACTCTTGTCCAATTCTTTACTTAGTTTTTCTACTGTTTCTCTTGTAGGATTTGCACTGTATAAACCTGTCATATACTGCACTTGTTCTTCTGTATAGTTTATACTCATGCGAACATCCCCTGCCCTATAGACTCTAAGAAGGCATCTTCTTCTTTAATAATTTCTTCTACTTCTAAGGTAGTTAACTGCCAAGTCTTAGCTAAGTCTCGTATTATTGCAGGTTTACTACTATTGGTTAATAGTGCTTCTTCATAATCTATATGAATACATATTTGCATACCTTTATTTAACATCAGCACTCTCCCTTTCCATCAAATCAATCAATTCAGTTATGGTTAATGTAGCTGGTGTTAGAGATTTTACTGACTTTCCATCTGAAAACAACTCCTCGATAGCAATAGAACCATTATTATAGGAAGTTTCCCATGTTTTTACCCCGTTTTTGATCAAACAGGACATTTCTTTAGCACTTTTACCCCACTTCTCAGCTCGGATAATATTGCGTTGTTTATCTACTTCTTTATTATATTGCATCATCATCATCCTTATTGGCTATAACATACATACTTAAAGCAAATACTACACACGTAAGAACAAATGCCATCACAAATTCATCATATGTCATTAGCTGTCCCCCTCTTTAACGAATATCCCGTCTACCATTTTACCTTTCCTGTCTTTGATATCTTCATAAGCTACCTGCAGACACTCTTCTAAAGTAGTACCTTCTCTCTCAGCAATATTGATTAAGATAACAAGACAGTCTCCTATGTCATCTTTGACATCCTGTTGCTTACATACGCTGTCCGATAGTTCTCCTACTTCTTGTATTAGTTTTAGTACTTGATCTTTGCTTGTCGCGCCCTCAATCAAGTTCCTGTTGTGATGCCAGTACGACACCTTTTGTATTAGTTGTTCCATTTATCTCCCTAGTGTTTTTAAATCTGTTTCGGTTATATACTGATAACCACCTTTGTTGTAGGTAATACCTACTTGTTTCTTTCTTTGATGAGCGATAGTTTTTGCACTATTCTCACCACATATTAAGCATACTCTATACCCTAACTCTGCGCGTGCAGGTGGTATTCTATTACCGCAGTTACACAACATCTTCTAGTTCCTGTACTACTTCTCTATTTGTTATAACTTTACCACTAGCTAAATGAACATTCATCCATCGTGGGTTCTTCTTCAGGATAGTACGCCCATCCCATTGTTTAACATACGCACCCTCTTCAGTTGTGTCTGGGTGAGTAATTTTGACTACTCTTGAGCCATTTGTTTTCATTCCAACACGCACATGGGTGTTGGGGTTTCTTTTCCAATAAGTTAACATCATATTCTTTTTTCTCCTATAAATATAAGCCTATTCCTTCAGAACTAATTCTTTTAATTCTTTCAGAATACGATTATAGTCATTGGTTAATAAGGTTATATCCTCATTAAGCATATCCAATTCTTGCATAGCCATGCCTAGCTGTACCTCAACTTCATCTAATGTCTCATTGAGGGTAATCATACGACTACCCTTATCTAGTTCCACTTTACTTGGGAATTGTATTAGTTTTCCCACTATTTGCCTTGCCCATTGTATTTCTTGAACGAGCGTCTTTTACTCTTGTTCATGGTTGATGTGCCTACGTTACCTTTGCCCTGTGATGTTTTCTTTTTCACACTTGTTCTATTGAGATCTTTTCTAAATCGTACTGCCATTATAGAACTCCTACTTCAACCCAGTTGACTTTCAGTCCTCTGCGAGCAAGCTCGTTTAGGCACTTCTGTTTAACTTTAGGCTTCTGCCCGTTATTTATGTAGGTTATCAACTCCTCTTTAGGGGTAGTCTTTAGGTAGTAGTGTTTAGTGACTACTTTGTTAGAGCCACGAGTTCTTATTCTCTCTGTTGGTTTAAATTTAGCTGGCATTATGTTCTCCTATCATTCTGTTGTTTAAAAATTGTTTGTAATTGTCTCGTTTTGCGACTGAGTCTTGGTCGAATTCACTTCTTAGTCTTAGGAAGGTAGAGTACTTAACAAAGTGTCCCTTATTCATGTATAAGTTGAAGTCTGCTGATCTGCCTGTAGCGACCAGTTGTTTTTGGCTTTCATGTAGTTTTATCACTATCTACCTCGCCCTGTCATTTTCTTCTCGACTTTGCGAGCAGTTGGCATATCTACTTTAGTGCCTATGATGTATACTTCTTCTTCTTGTTCTTTGACTACTTGTGCTGTAA